AATCTATGACTAACACATTAATTGATATGATTGATGTATATAGTAAGGCAAGTGATGGAAATAATGAGTTGTTAGATAAAGCAAGTGAATATATGGAGCATATTTGTATGATAGATTATGTTCTAGAAAATATGGGACAAGGAAATGCTGTAAATATTGAAATGAAAATAAATGAAAAAAATTGTATGGCTCCTTTTGGTTTAGCGTCAGGGGAGAAAATAACATTTAAATTTATTATCGATTACAGGGGATTTGGAAAAAGTAAGAAAAATGAAATTAATTTAAACTATGAATATACAAATACCTATGAAGAACCTACATATACTCAACAAGAAAAATTTCAATTGCGTAAAAAAAACAACAAAATTTATATCGCTATGGGAAGAGAAGATTTTATGTCAAAAAGAACAGTGAACTAAAGGTATAGGACCAACTACCAATATTCGGTGGTTGGTTTTTTTATATTCAAAAACAGAAAGGATGGATAACGTGGCAGAAACAAACAAAGCTAAAGAGTATTTGCTCCAGGTAAGCAGAGCAGAACATAGAATAAAGAGACTTCAAGAAGAAATACAGACATTGCAGGAACTGGTAACAAGTACAAGTGCAATAAGTCAGGGCGAAAGGGTTATATCTTCTACATCGCAGGACAAGATGGCAGATACAATTTGCACAATCGAGGAAAGAATAGAAGAGTGGAATACAGAGGTTCGTAAGTTAGTTGAGATTAGAGCAGAGATTATGACAACGATTTCAAAGTTAAAAAATACAGACCATAGGGAAATATTATATAAAAGGTATTGCCAGTCTAAGACATGGGAAGTGATAGCATGTGAATTAGATTACAGTTACAGATGGATTTTGAAATTACATGGAAGAGCATTATTAGAAATTGAAAAATTTTTAAAGTGTTCATAGAAGTTCACATTGAACATATGATATTGTTATAATATGATAAATACCCAAAGGGAACTAAAGTTCCTCCTCCGAAATTAAGTATTTATAGAGTCATCGAAGAATGAAAGAGCATCCTTAATCAGGGTGCTTTTTTAATGCATAAGTAAAAAGCGTAATAAGTTTACACAATTTGAATAAATCAGAAAGGAGTGGTTGCAGTGACAATTAAGGAACAGAAATTTTGTGATGAACTTTTGTCGGATCCAGATTTTAACAAAACAATGGCATACAAAAAGGCATATCAAAATGTCAAAAATGATAATGTTGCGGCTGCAGCTGCTTCCAGGCTTATGAATAAGCCGGAGATTAAAGAATATATAGAAAAGCAGTTAGCTGAATTGCACAATGAAAAAACAGCAGACGCACAGGAAGTATTGGAGTATCTCACATCAGTAATGAGAAGGGAACATAAAGAAAATGTTGTAGTTACTTTGAGCAGAGAAACATCTACATATGTTCCAGATGAAAAAGGGACAATGAGAAAGCAAACAGTTAAGGAAGAAATACCCCAAATAGTTGAAATACCTACAAGAGTTTCAGATGCAAATAAAGCAGCTGAGCTTCTTGGTAAGAGATATTGTTTATATGCTGATAAGATAGACGTAAATAACGAAGCAGAGGAAAAGAAAGCAGAGAAGTTGGATAACATTGCTAGTATTTTAGCTCAAATGACACCTGTAAGAGAGGGTGAGTAGATTTGTTAATACTATCACCTAAATTTAAAGAATTTATATTAACAGAAACTAAGCGAGATTATCTTGAAGGTACTACTGCAGCAGGAAAAACTACTGTAGGTATATTTAAGTTTATGCTTATGGTGGCAAAGAGCGATATTAAGTATCATGTTATTGCAGGAGCAGACCTTGGGACTGTTGAGAAGAACGTAATTAACAATGAACGAGGCCTTTTAGATCAGTTCGATGGTTTAGCTGAATATTATCCTAAAGGTCAGGGCAAAATTGGTTTATCTCATATTAAGTACCAAACACCAAATGGTGAAAAGATAATTTACGTGTGTGGTTATGATAATAAGGCACGTTGGAAAAAGGTATTAGGTTCACAACAGGGCTGTGTTTACATTGATGAAGTTAATACGGCAGATATGGAGTTTTTAAGAGAAATCTCACATAGATGTAAGTATATGATGACTACATCAAATCCTGACAGCCCTGATTTGCCGGTATATAAAGAATTTATTAATCATAGCAGACCTTTAAAAAAATATATTAAAGATTATCCGGAAGAATTGCTGGCAGAGTTAAATGAACCTGAAAAAGTTGGCTGGGTTCATTGGTATTTTACTTTTTATGATAATGCTAGTTTAACAGAGCAGGATATTCAGGACAAAATAGATGCGGTTCCGGTTGGAACCAAAATGTATAAAAACAAAATATTAGGTCTTAGAGGAAAGGCTACAGGTCTTGTATTCAGCATATTTGACAGAAAGCATCATGTTATTACAGTTGATAAAGCAAAAGCATTTATCAGAAACAGAGCAGATAAAAAGCAGACAGAATGGTTTGAAATATATACAAGTGGATTAGATACAGCGTATTCAACTAAAAGTCCTGATACAATAGCCATGAGTTTTGCAGGAATAACAAATAGAGGCAGATATATACTTTTGGATGAAAGAGTGTATAACAATGCTGAAATAGGAGTTCCATTAGCTCCGTCAGATACTGCTAAAAACTATTATGATTTTCTTGAAAGAAACAGAGCAGAATGGGGACTTGCAAAGCAGACGTTTATTGATTCTGCTGACCAGGCAACCATAACTGAATTAAAAAAGTTTAAACGAGAACACGCACAATGCTTATATGTGTTCAATGAAGCATATAAGGGTGTGAAAATTATAGATAGAATTATATTACAACTTGGTTGGATGAACTTTAATGATGATAAAGACATTCAGTCAAGTTTTTCAATTGTTGAAACCTGTAAGGAATATCAAAAGGAATTAGATAAGTATTCATGGAAAGAGGAAAAGGACCAGGAACCGGAAGACGGCAATGATCATATGGTTAACTCAGTTCAGTACAATTGGATTCCATACAGAAAGAAAATAGGAGTAAATAAAGAATGAGGTTATTAGATAAAATGAGAGATGGAATAAGACATTTTTTAAGAATACAGGACGCTCCAAAACAGACGTTTAACATTAGGGAATTACTTAATTATGATGGAAACTGTGTAAAAAATCTTATTTGGTATCGTGGTGATAGCTACGAACTGACACAGCTTTATCAAAACATTCCAGGTGGTTCTGATGGTGTGAAGTTTTGGGCTGCACGTTCAACTGTTGGAAGAGAGATAAGAAAAATACATACAGGCTTACCAGGGATTATAGTTGACCGATTGACTGACATTATTATTAATGATTTTAGCCAAATTACATTTGCAAAAGATACAGACAAAAGGACATGGGACGATATAGCAGAAGATAATAACTTTAAAGAAATACTTAAAAAGGCAACGTCTAAGATGCTTGTATTAGGTGATGGTGCATTTAAAATATCACTCGATACAAAAATAAGCCAATATCCGATTATAGAGTTTTATGGAGCAGATAAAGTTGATTATGTGTATAACAGAGGACGAATACAGGAAGTAGTTTTTACTACTGAATATAGATACAACGATACAAGCTACTACTTAAAAGAACATTATGGATATGGTTATATTGCCTACAAACTTTACAGAGAAATGGATGAGGTAAGTGTTGCTGTTAATACAATTCCAATGTTGAGTGGATTAACCGATGTTGCATTTGATGAATCAGTAATGATGGCACACCCAATAAAGTTTGGAGAAAGTGCAAAGTGGGAGGGAAGAGGTCAGTCTATCTTTGATAAAAAGACGGATGATTTTGATGCGTTAGATGAAGCATGGAGTCAATGGATGGACGCTTTAAGAAAAGGGCGAAGTAAGGAGTGGATTCCTGAATCATTACTTCCAAGAAATCCTGAAAACGGAGCAATAATCAAACCAAATGCCTTTGACAATTCTTATATTGCAAAAGGTGATGATATGTCTGAAAATTCTCAAAATAAAATTGAAGTGACACAGCCAGCAATTCCACACGAATCGTATCTGGCAACGTACATTACTGCCCTGGATTTGTGCCTGCAGGGTATTATAAGTCCTAGCACGTTGGGAATTGATGTGAAGAAGTTAGACAATGCAGAAGCACAGAGGGAAAAAGAAAAGACTACTCTTTATACAAGAGGAAATATAGTAGACATCTTACAGGACCAGATACCTTTATTTATTCAGAAAGTATTTGATGTTATCAATATAAGTCAAAATAAAACATTAACAGAGGTTAAATGCACAATTGATTTTAGTGAGTATGCTAATCCGTCATTTGAAAGTCAGGTAGAGACAGTTGGAAAAGCTAAGACACAGGGAATTATGAGTGTAGAAGCATCCGTTGAGGAACTGTATGGTGATACAAAAGATGAAGAGTGGAAAAAAGAAGAAGTTGCAAGATTAAAGGCAGAGCAGGGAATAGCAGACGAACAGGAACCGGCTTTGAATATGGAAGGAGATTTAACTGATGAAGGTAATAGTAGGTAAAAAAGTATACCAAATGTCCAAGAACAAGGCAATGAACCTTCTTAGACTTGCAAGTGAGCAAGTTCCAAGAGGAATATATGCATTGGAGAAAGACAAAGTAATTGAAATGAGAAATGATAAATGTAATTCAGTTACTCAGGTAAAAAGTTTAAAAAGACAGTTTAAAAAGGCTGGTTTTAAAGTATATGCTAACGGAGTTGATTAGAAGATATGCCAAAGGATTATGACGTTGAAGAGGCTTTCAGAGCAATTGAGAATGAACTTATAAATTCCATGATGCGAAATTTGTCACATCACAGAGCAGAAGAAATGAAAGAAGGATTGAACTGGACTTCATGGCAGGCAGAACAGCTTAAGGCTCTTAATGTATACAAGCAAAAGAATCAAAAGAAGTTCACCAAGATATTTGCAGATATTAACAGAAATATTGAAAAGTCCATATTGCTACATAGAAGAACAGGAGAAACCGAACAGGAGAAAGCCATTCTTGAAGCAATAAAAAAGGGAGCAAAGTTAACACATAAGGCAGGGAGCACCATTGAAGGTGCTTTTTTTCGTATTAACGATAGAAAGTTAGATGCATTGCTAAATGAGGTTAATAGCAGCATGAGAAAAGCAGAAACTGCAATGCTCAGAATGGCAAATGACCAGTACAGAAAAGTAATATTTAATTCTCAGATATACTACAATACGGGAGCTGGAACTTATGAAAAGGCAGTGGATATGGCCACAAAAGACTTTTTAAGCCGTGGAATTAATTGTATAGAGTATAAGAATGGTGCAAGAGTGAATATTGCTTCGTATGCTGGAATGGCTTTAAGAACAGCAAATACTAGAGCATATTGTCAGGGCGAAGGCACTAAACGTCAGGAATGGGGCATAACAACAGTTATAGTAAATAAACGCGGTTTACCTTGTCCTAAATGTGGAAGATGGACTGGAAAGATATTAATAGATGATGTATGGAGTGGTGGAAAAGCAAGTGATGGACCATATCCGCTAATGTCTCAGGCTATGGCAGGCGGTTTATATCATCCAAACTGCAAAGATGGACATACAACATATTTTCCAGGCATCTCTGCAAAGCCTGAAAAGGTAACAAAGAAAGAAATGAAGCGGGCGGTAATTGCAGAAAAACAAGAGAATAGAGACAACTTAATACAGAGAAACATAGATAAGTTTGATAGGTTATCAAATTATTCATTGGATGAAGAAAACAAGAAGCAATATGCTGTTAGAAAGGAACAATGGGAAGAGCAGGCACAAAGCCTGAAAAATGATTCTGAATATCAAAATGCAAAGGTAAGGGCGGGAGTAAAAAATATTGAAAAATTGCATAGTTCTGATATAATGAAATCAAAAGAAATATTTAGAAAAATGGATGATACAAGGGAAGGATTTAAGTTTATATCAGATAAAACTTTTGATAAACTAACAATTCAAGCCCGAAAGAATGGAGCCATTATTCTAAGAGGAACAAAGGAAGTAGAAGAGCATCTTGATAAAATGGAGGCAGCAGCATCTAATATAGGTGATATACTGTTATTTAGAGAGAATGTATGCGTTAGTGAAGTATTAGAGGAGACATATCATTTTGAGCAAAATAAAGTAAAATTAAACAATGACAAAAAAGAACCATTACGTACTATACTCAATGAAATAGATGCTAAACAATATTTGTTGGAGAATGCTAGTAAATATCAAATACCAAGAAAAGAAGTTGAATTAACACAAAAGCAACTAGAATCCTATAAAAATCAGTTAAAAAAGTATAAGTAAAAGGAGGTGCTTAGGATGAGTAAAGTAATTGACAATTTCCAAATAGGAAAATATGCAGTTTTAAAATTGGATGAAATGCCAAAGAGGGGATACAATAAGTTTCGTATTGAAGGGAAGGAATTTGAGCCAGTTCCTATTTATGATATGCCACAATGTATAGCCATTGAATCAAATGAAAATTTCTTAAATAGAAAAGTTGAATTTATTTAGTACCACCCAGTCGAAAGATTAGGTGGTATTTTTATATAAAAAGGAGAAATTATGGATAATTTCAAAGCGGTATACAAGATTCTTTCAACATTGGAAAAAGCAATGGATCTTCCGGAATTTGACATGTCAGCAATTGATTACAAATCACTTGGAGTAACAAAAGAACGTTGGTCACGTTATGTTGAAATGATGTCTGATGCAGGTTACATCAAAGGTGCAAGAGTTGGAACAAATACCATAGGAGAAATTATTGTTAATTGTGATAATATCCGAATTACATTAAAAGGTTTGGAGTATTTAGAACAAAACAGTCTAATGAAGAGAGCTGCCGAAATGGCAAAAGGAATCAAAGAAATAGTTCCGGGAATTTAATAAAGGTAATTAACAACATCCGAAAGGGTGTTTTTTTAATGCAATAAAATGAAGAATAGGAGGTAGTTCATGTTAATAGCTAAAATTGATTTCTATGACAAGGATAATAACCTTGTCTTAGTGAAAGCCGGAGATGAGGTAAAGGCAAAGACAAAAGAGCGCAGGGAATATTTATTAAAAATAGGCGCAGTAATTGAAAAAGATGAACCAAAGGCATCTGCAAGCAAGTAGGTGCTTTTTATATGCCCAAAACGTGATGGCTTAAAACTCTCGGAATAAGCTGACGAGCTAAAACGGAAAGGAAAACGAATATGATAAGAAGAACATTATTGCCTATGAACATTCAGTTTTTTGCAGAAGGTTCAGGAGAAGGTAATGGAGACGGAAACGGTAATAATAACCAGAACAATGCCGGAAATGGTAACAGTAACCAAAATACTGGAAATAACAATCAGGGTGCAACATATACCCAGGAACAGTTAGACGGAATTGTTAATAGCAGAACTGCAAGAGCTGAGCAGTCGGCTTTAAGGTCGTTCTTTCAGCAGCAGGGAATGTCAGAAAATGAAGTGACACAGGCAATTAACAGTTACAAAGCGCAGAGAGCAAAGAATACACCTGATGTTGCAGGAATGCAGACAGAGCTTGCACAGACTAAAAGTCAGAATCAGCAGCTTGTGGTTCAGAATTCAGCAACAATACAGGCTGTGGAGTTAGGAATTGATGCAAAATCTATTCCATATGTAATAAAAATGGCTGATTTTAAGGAAGTAATGAATACAGATGGAACAGTTGATGCTGAAAAAGTAAAAGCAGCAATAAACAAGGTTTTAGAAGATGTACCAGCCTTGAAACCGGCAGATAGTGGAGCAAATAATAATCAGGGATTTACACAGATTGGAGCTCCAAATAGTAATAATCAGCAAAACCAGGATGACTTATTAAGAGGCATCTTTGGAATAAAGAAAAAATAGGAGGTAGTAATACATGGCAGCATTACAGTACGCTGATATTTTCAGCAACATTTTAATCGAATTATATGGTCAGTCACAGGTTTCTGTAGATTTATATAATTCAAATTCAGACATTCAGATTGTGAATGGTAAAAACTTAAAGATTCCTAAATTATCAGTAAGTGGATATAAGGACCATACAAGAGGTAGTTTAGGTTTTAACACAGGTTCATATTCAAATGAGTATGAAACAAAGACATTAGATCACGACAGAGATATTGAGTTTGTAATCGACCCGGTAGATGTTGATGAAACTAATTTAGTAGTAACAATTGCAAACATTCAGAAGAGATTTGAAACAACTCAGGCTATTCCTGAAGCAGACTGCTATACATTTAGTAAGCTTTATTCAGAAGCTAAAAGAGTAGGTGCGAAGGTTAAGACAACAGCTCTTACAACAGCAAATGTTCTTTCAGATTTTGATGATAACTTGGAAGCTATGACAGATGCAGGTGTCCCACTTGACAGAGTTATTCTTTATTGTACACCAGCTTACCTTAAGTTGCTTAAGAATGCAGAGGGTATTCAGAGAACACTTGAAGTAAGCGGAGCAAAGGGAATCGACAGAAGAGTTCATTCTATCGATGATATTGGAATGATTAAGGAAGTTCCATCTGCAAGATTTAAGTCCAAATATAACTTTACTTCAGGATGTACAGCTGATGTATCAGCGGTTCAGATGGATTACATGTTAATTGACCCTGAATGTCAGGTATCAAGAAACAAGTATAGTTTCATTACAGTATTTGAACCTGGAACAGATTCAAGAACTGCGGACAACTATTTATATCAGAACAGAAAACTTAATGGTACATTTGCTATTGATGAACTTATGAAAGAGGGATGTATCATTCATGCAGCAGCAGAATAGGAGGCAATACCATGAGAGCGGTAAAGGATAATAAGGTATATAACATATCTGAAATGCAGAAAGATGAATATCTTACATTAGGATATGATATTTACGATGATGAAGGTAAAATTTTAGAACACTCACCTAAGACTACAGTTTCATATGCAGAATATGAAAAGGTGGTTAAAGAAAGGGATGAGTTGAAAGCTCAGCTTAATAAAATTTCAGGTGACAAATTCTCTGCAATGGAAGCGGATGAATTAAAAGCATATGCTATAGAACATGGAATTGATTTAGGTAATGCCACATCAAAAGAAGGAATTATCAAAAAAATCAAAGCTAGTAATGCAGAATAGGGGGTGAGCCTATGGCTTACACCCCTTATGTGTCTTTGGAAGAATATTTGAAAACTGCCAGAGAGTTAATACCACAAGATGATGTTGATAAGATGTTGAGGCAGGCAAGCAGACATATTGATGCACTGACATTTAACAGAATTGTTGCCAAAGGATTTGATAATCTTACGGAATTTCAAAAAGATGTGGTAAAAGAGGTTGTATACAGACAGGCAGAATTTGAATATGAAAATGAAGACATGATTAATACTGTATTATCAAGTTATTCACTTAATGGAGTATCAATGAATTTTGGTAGTTCATGGAATTTATATATTGAGGATGGAGTCGCAATTAGAAAAGATTTATATGCTTTATTAGAGCAGACAGGGTTGTGCTGCAGATTGGTAGGTGTGTAATGAAATATCCTAATTTGGTACCAAAATCGATGTGCAAGACAGATATAAATGTAACTATTTATAAAGAAGGAGTATCTGAAACAGGTGCTCCTTTAATTGCACTTAATGATGAATTAAAGTGTAATTATCAGGACATGGCATATACAAAAATGACCGCAGAACAGAAGATAGTAACTTTAAGCGGAAAAGCTTATTTTTGTGGAGATATATGCCCGGAGCAGGCTGTTATAAGTAGTGGGAAAGTAACAGTGTTTGGAGTGGAAAGAACAATATATCAGGGAACAAAAGCAAGAAATCCGGATGGAAGTGTAAATTATACGTTATTGGAGTTGGTGTAATATGAAAGTAAGTTCAACTATCAAATTGAATATGGGTAGGATAGCAAAATTAACAAAAGCACAAAGAATGGCATTAGAAATGACTGCGGAAGCAGTACATACTGATATGGTTCAGTCTCAGGTAATTCCATTTGATACAGGTAATTTACAGAATACACAGACTTTTGTAGATTATTCTGACAGTGCAAGCGGAAAGATTACAATTGCTTTTAATACTCCATATGCAAGAAGATTGTACTATCATCCTGAGTTTAATTTTACAAAATCAGAAAATCCAAATGCAAAAGGCAGATGGGCAGAGGATTATCTTGAAAATGGTTCAAAAAAGGATTTTGCACGAAAAACATATAAACAATTGTACAAAAAACTTGGAGGTATATAGATGATTTCTTTAAAGGATATAAAAGACTGGTTGAAGCAGTTTGATATAGCTGAACATTATTACATGGGAAAGTTAGATAACAAGCAGGATAAATCTGTTGGAGTATATCAGAGAAGAACATCTGATCAGCCAAGAATGTGTATAGGTGAAAAGTCATCATATGACATTAAACCTGTATCAATACTTCTGCATTGGTCTAATGATGCAGATGAAACAGAAGAAAAAGCGATGGCTTTATGGAATGTTTTAAGAAGCCAGACAAATGTAACAATTAACAATGTTCATATCCCTTATATAAAGTTACTTAATTCAGAACCTATAGATGTAGGAACAGATGAAAAAGGAGTATACGAAAGGGTTATAGAAATAGATTTTTATTATTCGAAAGGAGTATAATATGTCAGCAGAAAATTCAGGAGTTTTTCCGGTATATAAAAATGCGTTTAAGGTGGGAGCTGCAAAGGCATCTTTAAATGACATAGCTGATATGGAAAGTTTTTCAGTGTCATTTGACAATGGTATTGAAAACTGGACACCAATGGATGCAGAAGGATGGCAGAGAGGATTAATGACAGCAAAAGCATTGACAATCTCAGTATCCGGAAAAAGAAACAACGGAGATACAGGAAATGATTACGTAGCAGGAAAAGCATTTGTAAATGGTAGGGATGCAGAAGGATGTTTTCAGTGGACATTCCCAGATGGCACAGTAGTACTAATGGAAAATGCAATTTTTAGCGTAACAGCACTTGGAGCAGGTGACAGTACAGCAGTAGGACCACTTGAATTTGAAGTTCAGAGTAACGGTAAGCCAACTGTAACACCGGCAATTTAGAATTAAGGAGCAGGGTTAAAAGCCTTGCTCCATTTTAGTATTAGGAGGAATATAACATGTCAAAGATTATTGATATTACAGATAAATTAGATTTTGAAGAAAACCCAAGATTAAAAGTAAAAGATATAGAACTCGAAGTTGATGCAAGTGCAGAAAACTTATTGAAAGTAATGGGTCTTGCAACAGATGAACCAACGGCTAAGGATGTTCTTGAAATGTGTGAAATCATATTTACAAAAGAAAGCAAAAAGAAATTAGATTCTTTACATCTTAATTTCAAAGACTATAACACTGTAGTAATGGCTGCAATTAATCTTGCGTCCGGAAGTGAGAATGAACAGTCGGGGGAGTAGATACATTCTATGACCTGATAGATGATTTTGACCTCATAGTGAGTTCTTTTGCATCTCAGTATGGAATAAGGCTGGCAGAATTAAAAACAATGCGGTGGAGTGAATTTGTGAGCTTGCTAATAGGAATTTCACCAGATACGGCACTTGGAAGAATAGTTTCCATTAGAGCAGAAACAGACAAGGAGATACTAAAGAACTTTAATGATGAACAAAGGAAAATCAGGAATGAATGGTTATCGAAACATTCACGGGCAACAGTAAAAAAAGAAGATGCAGAGAAATCAATGCAGAACATAGAAAAGATGTTTATGAGAATGGCAGGGTTAAATGTATAGAATTAAATGCAATATATGTGGGCAAACCTTATGCAAAGCGGACATCTTTAAGGGTGAAATTAAATGCCCACGATGTAATCAGATTAACTACATAGAGTTTATCAGAAAAAGAAAAAATAAAGTCAAGAGCCAATAATCTCCACCTTAGAGTAGGAGAGCGTGCCTGCTTTAGAAAGGAGAGAGAATATGGCTGAAAGTGTCGGTCAGATTGGACTTGATTTAGTTATTAATCAGAATCAATTTCAGTCGCAGTTAAATGGAATAAAATCAGTTGCAAAAAAGGCAGGAGCAGTTATAGCTTCTGCCTTTGCTGTTAAAGGATTTGTTAACTTTGGCAAAGAATGCTTGGAACTAGGCAGTGATTTAGCAGAAGTTCAGAACGTAGTTGATGTTGCGTTTCCAAATATGAGTAATAGCATTGACAAATTTGCTAAAAATGCGGCAGCCCAGTTTGGTTTGTCAGAAACTATGGCCAAGAGATATGCCGGTACATTTGGCTCGATGGCATCAGCATTTGGATTTACAGAAAAGGAAGCAGCTAATATGAGTACCACATTGACCAGATTAGCCGGTGACGTGGCATCGTTTTATAATATCAGTCAGGATGAAGCATACACAAAGATTAAATCAGTATTTACAGGTGAGACGGAATCTTTGAAGGACTTGGGAGTTGTAATGACCCAAACAGCATTAGATCAGTATGCTCTGGCTAATGGTTACGGAAAAACAACTGCAAAAATGACTGAACAGGAAAAGGTAGCGTTAAGATATGCATTTGTTCAAAAACAATTATCTAATGCTACAGGAGATTTTGCAAGAACATCAGATAGTTGGGCAAATCAGACAAGATTATTGGCATTGCAGTTTGACAGCTTGAAAGCGAGTATAGGTCAAGGATTAATTAACGTTTTTGCACCGGTCATAAAGGCTGTCAATGTACTTTTAGGTAAACTGGCAACGCTTGCAAATGCATTTAAATCATTTACAAACCTGATTACAGGTAATAAGAATGCAGAAAAATCTACAAGTGGAATAGCAACAGGAATGGAAAATGCTTCCGCAGCTGCTTCTGATGCAAGTAGTAATGTACAGTCAATAGGAGACAGTGCCACAAAGGCAGCAAAGAAAGTAGAAAAATCACTTGCAGGATTTGACAAAATTAATAAACTTACAGCGCCAACGCCTGATAATTCATCATCCTCAGGAAGTGGAGGAGGAAGCGGATTATCATCCGGAAGTCAGGTTGATTATGGAAGCCTTAATAAAGGTGAAAATGAATTAGATGGATATTCAAAGAAATTTGCAAAGATTTTTGAAAATATGCAAAAAGAACTGGCTCCAACTACTGAAGCATTGAAGAGATTATATAACGAAGGGTTGTCAAAGTTAGGAAAGTTTAGTTGGGAATCGCTTAAAGGGTTTTATACGAATTTTTTGGTTCCAGTTGCAAAATGGACGTTAGGCAAAGGACTTCCTGAATTTATTTTAGCGTTAAATGATGGGTTAAATAATATAAATTATGCAAAAATAGAAAAATCATTAAATAATTTATGGAGCGCACTAGCCCCATTTGCCATTAATGTTGGTGAAGGATTACTTTGGTTTTGGAAAAATGTACTTGTACCACTTGGAACATGGACTGCAAACGAAGTAGTTCCACGATTTTTAGAAACTCTTAAAAATGCAATAAACATACTTAATGCAGTAATTGAAGCATTAAAGCCGTTATTTAAATGGTTATGGGATAATGTATTAAGTAAGATAGCAAGTTGGACAGCTGGTGCATTCACCACAATATGGGATGGAATTAATGGAGTACTAAATAAATTCTCGGATTGGTGTGAAAAACATCCGGGAACAATCAGGACAGCAACAGTTGCCGTAGCAGGATTTATGGCAGCATGGAAGGCAATAAAATTCGGCGAATTTATTGTAAATGCAGGTGGTATAGTGTCAATTCTGGAAAAAATGAAGAAAGCTATATCAGCGTGTACCGTTGCAAAGATAAAGGACAATATCGAAACAGCCAAGATTGTTGCGCTATATGCAAAAGATGCAATAGTGAAGGCCGCAAGTACTGCAAAAACTATTGCATTAACAGTAGCGCAAAAAGCAGCCGCATTAGCACAAAAGGCATTAAATATTGTTATGAATGCAAATCCTTTGGCTTTAATAGTAGTTGCAGTTACAGCATTAATTGCAGCATTTGTATTGCTGTATAACAAGTGCGATTGGTTTAAGAAAGCTGTTGATAAAATTTGGAAAGGTATTAAAAGTGCCTTCTTTGTGTGCTTTGATGCAATTAAGGAATTTTTAACTACAACATTACCTGATGCATTTTCAAAATTAAAAGAAAAAATAGACCCTATATTACAAACTATAGTAGGAATAGTTGAGAGCTATATAGCAAGCATTAAAACTGTGATAAATGGAATAACCACAGCGGCAAAAGGTGTAGTAGATTTTATCACAGGAGTGTTCTCAGGCGATTGGAAAAAGGCATGGGATGGAATAAAGGGAATCTTTAGTGGTTTCTTTACAGCATTAAAAGGAATACTTGCAACAGTTGGAACAGTCATAAGTGGGCCATTTAAGGTAGCATGGTCAGCTATATCAACAACATTTAAAGGAATGGGTAGTTGGTTCAAAACTAAATATGATGCAGTTAAAACAGTTTTTGTCAATGTTGGAACGTTCTTTAGTGAAAAGTTTACAGGAGCGTACGACAAAGTCAAAAATGCTTTCTCGGGTGTTAAAACATTCTTTAAAGACAATGTCTGGGGAGCAATCAAAGACTGCTTTAGCAATGTTGTTGATTGGTTCAGAACAAAGTTTAGTGCTGCATGGACTGCAGTTAAGAATGTATTCAGTACAGGTGGAAAGATATTTACCGGAATAAAGGAAGGCATAGCTGATACGTTTAAGACAGTAGTTAACAAATTAATAGATGGAATAAATAAGATTATTAAAGTCCCATTTGATTCTATAAATGGCATGCTTAATAAAATCAGAGGCGTTGGAATAGGTAAAGTAAAACCATTTGAAAGTTTATGGAGTGAAAATCCAATATCAACACCTCAGATACCAAAACTTGCACAAGGTGGTTTTGTTAAAAAGAACACTCCACAGCTTGCAATGATTGGTGATAACAGACACCAGGGAGAAGTTGTTGCACCTGAAAACAAATTACAGGCTATGGTAGATGAGGCAGTAAGTAAAGCTGGCGGTAACGGAATCACAAAAGATGAATTAGCAAGAATAATGGACAGAGCAGTAATCAGAATCATAGCAGCACTTTCGAGCGTAGGATTTAATATTGATGGTGAACAGCTGGCAAGGCTTGAAAAAGCAAAAAAGACAGCGTTAGACAGACGTTTTAATAACGTGACGATAGTATAGGAGTAATGGATATGGCAGAAGCAGTATTAAAGGCAGGAAGTGTTGAACTTCCTGCGCCTGTCAGCTTGTCAATAGCAGATGAATTGATATGGACGGCAGATACAGGCAGAACATTAAACGGAAAAATGACAGGTGATGTGGTTGCAGAAAAAAAGACAGTAAGCATAACATGGGGAATTTTAACAGAAAATGAATACTTAAAAATTAAGAAAAATCTAACAAGAGGATTTTTCCCGGTTACGTTCAGAGATGATGGTGGCTTGATAACTATTAAGACATACAGAGGAACATTAACTAAAGAAGTTTTAGGAAGATTGTCGGATGGAGTTTTTTATTACAAATCGGCAACAGTAGACTTGATTCAACAGTAAAGAGGAAATTAAATGATTAATGTAACAGAAGCATATAAAGAAGCAATAAAGGAAGATAGAATATTTGACCTGCAGGATAAAATTATTCTAAAAGATGATACGGAAATACCATTAATTATGTCAGATGTTTTGGCATATTCCATTAATTCGGCGACATCATCTGACAGTACATTTGATGTAGGAAGTGTTGTGGCGGCTAAATTATCGCTGACAATCGATAACACGGATGAAAGATTTGAAGATGTGGACCTGACAGATGCAAGAATATCAACAAAGATAGGTCTTTTAGTAGAAGACAGCTTTGAATATGTAACAAAGGGAATATTTTACATTAACAGTGCCCAGGATTCAGGAGACACGATAGTTATTGAGGCTTACGATAAGATATTATTTCTTGATTTACCATATATAGAAAGTACTTTGGCATATCCTGCAACCATCAGGGAAATACTCCAGGAAGCATGTACACATTGTGGAATTACATTAGATACAACTACAATAGGAACCGGAGCAAATTATATAGTTAATTCAAGACCAGCTACAGATTCACTTACATTTAGGGACATTGTAAGTTATTGTGGGAAAATTCTGGGAAAGTATGCATACATATCAGCAGATCAGAAATTAAAATTTGCATGGTATGAAAAATCAAATTCTCCTTATGAAATAACAGAACAGTCTTCATTAACGAAGAATCGTTCGTCAATGACAATAACAGGTGCGAGATTTGGATATACAGTTACAACTGTTAAGGAAGGAGAAACTGAGCAGACAGAAGAAAACAAGACTGCATTTGTCGGAACAGAAGGATATGTTCTAACTATGGAAGATAATCCTTTGATTCAGACGGAGGACATGGCAAATAAGGTAATGAATATACTTAGAAGTTCCGTGGTAGGAACAATAATAAGGGTTTACAGTTTATCGTGTTTATCTGACCCTACAATAGAAGCAGGGGACAGTATTAAAGTAACTGACAGAAAAGGAAGGTCATTTGAAAGTTTTGTCACAAACTGTACTTTTACACTTTGTGGTAATCAGGAGCTATCATTGGGTGCTGAAACAGAAAGTGAAAATCAATACCAACGATTTTCAATATCAGATAAGATAGTGGCAAGAGCAAATCAGAATAATCAGATTAAGATAAATGATTATAATACGGCAATGCAAAGGCTTACTGATTTAATGATGAATTCGTTTGGCGTGTTCAAGACAGAGGAAAAACAAAAAGACGGATCCACAATATTTTACCTTCATGACAAAAAGACATTAAAAGAATCGATAAAGATTTGGAAAATGACTGCTGATGCTTTTTCAGTATCAAGTGATGGTGGAAAGACATGGAATGCAGGACTTGATTCTTCAGGAAATGCAGTGGTAAATGTACTTTCAGCAATAGGTATTGATTTTTCCTGGGCAAAAGGTGGAACTCTTAATCTTGGTGGAGAAAAGAACGGCAATGGTGTTTTAAAGGTCACAGATTCGTCAGGTAATTTAGTTGGAATGATGTCAAACGATGGATTAATGGCTAATCGCGGAAAAGTAGGCGGTTGGAATATTAGCGATTCAACTTTTTCACAGGAAGTAACGTCAGATGTGGGAACTTATGGTGTATACATGCAACCACCTACTCCAGGAGAAAAATGGGCAGGATTTTGTATACAGAAACTTATAAGTGGCAGTACATATGATCACATGTTTGAAGTGAATGGAGATGGTAATCTGTTTGCTAAAGGATATGCAGTTATAGACGGTTCTTTAGAGACTAAGAGTTATGCAAATGTAGGAGAGAATTTAGGTGTTGGTGGTGACTTAATTGTACACGGCACTGCACAGATTGAAAATGTATCGGATATATTTGGAAAGATGTTCTGCTGTGTATCAGCGGTTGTGACTGAAAGCCCGGCAACTATCAATGCACCAGATGGTTATATTCCAATAGCTGCAATTAACGCTGATTGGGCAGCTTACCCAGATACAGCTTTCGAGATAGTTCGACAAGGTGGATTTAATCTGTTACTCACAAGAAATTTAAAGACAAATCCGGCAACATCAGGTAACTATGTAGCAGGTAGTGGTGGAGGAAGAAGAGCCAACATTCTTTTTGTTAACAGAAAGTTTATATCCGGCTATGACGTATAGAAAGGAGACAGATATGTGCAATAACATACATGAGGTAGAATTTGGAAACTCAACCCTGACGCAGATTGAACAGCTGTATCAATATGACAAGGGGCAGATTCTTAAGATAATAGACAAAGTAGAAGATGGAACAGAGGTACAGTTTTCAAACAATAATAGCGAATTAACAATAAATAAAGCAATAAACGATAGTCAGGTAGAAATACCTGATATTTTATTGCAGGAAAATAAGAAAATTCTGGCATATTTGAAAATAATTAACTCAGACAGTGAAACAACAATCAAGACTGTAATTATTCCTGTAAAGGCAAGAACAAAGCCGGCAGATTACATTGAACCTGAACAGGAAAAGCCGTTTAGAAAATATGTTGAAGAAAAGCTTGAAAACGCAGAAAAACTTGTAGCCGAAGCAAATGATAAAGTCAAAGTTAATGAAGAATGCTTAAAACAGATAGATACCAGAACAGAGCAGGCAACAACACAAATAACAGAGGTGACGAATGGAAAGCTTACGGATTTGGCAAATACGACTAATGCAAAACTTGAAGACATAAACAACACAGCATTATCGCAGATAGATGCAATTAATAAGTCAGCGACAGCAGCAGGAGAATCGCAGACAAAAGGTATTAATACAGTAGCATCAAGTCAGATTAGTAACATTACAAATGTAACAAATCAACAGTTGAGAAATATAAATGCCGTAGCTACAAATCAGATAGGAATTATTGAGGATAAAACATCTACACAGATTGAGAGTATTAATAATACAGCTACAAGTCAGATTAGTGCCATTAATAGCACAGCTTTAAGCCAGATTAAGAGCATCAACAATGTGGCGCAGGAAATGAATTTACATTATTCTGAAATGTGTAGAAACCTAGGGATTGACCATAACGGAATTGTATTTGCAGAGACAACTAGAGAAAGACCGTCTACAATGTATTCTATTGATGTAAGCAATTTTAAATATATAAAGTTTGCAAAAGTTGTTATAGGTGATTTTATTGAAGTTACTTTACCTGCAGAAGGTATATGTAGTATCTGGATAACAAATTTAGAAGCCGTAGAAACTAATGTAATTTCA